CGTGTTCAGTGTCCGTATTTTCGTCCAAGCGTTCTCAACCTCTCGGGCCGAATACATCTTGGCGTCCTTACCAGAACTCTGAGTCCGCGCGGTGTTTGCGGAACGATTTGGCGCAACCTGCTTTTCGAGTTCTTTCTGGCGAGTATCCGTCTTCGGCTCAGGGGTTTCGGCGATGCTTGCCTTAAACATGGCGACATAGTCTGCGACTGCGTCTGCATCTCCGGCCTCAAAAGCAGCAACGGCCTGAGTTCTACGCGGCGCTCGAAGCATGGGATCATGCTCGTTCAGCCACGCGATCCAACGAGGGTCTTGGTCCACCTGCTCAAAGTCTGGAACCGCTCGGTTCAGCCTCTGGGCGAATGTCATTTCCCCAATTTGATTTCCGGTGTTGTCGATCTTGGATCGCAACTCTTCAATCACTTTGTTCTGTGTGGCAAGCTGGTCTGCATACTCCTGCGAGACTTCGCGGGCCACACGGCGTTGGACGTCAATTAACTCTTCACCAAACTCTTCTCGGTCAGCGTCGGTTACATAACTGACTTTCTCTTTCGGCTTCGTCGGCTGCTCTGGCTGGGGCTTATTAACCTTGTTCGACAAGGTGTTAAGCTGGTCAGTCAAATCCCGAACCTGCTGGTGCAGGCGTGGAACCTCGGCATCGTACTTCCCCTGTAGGGTGCGGTATCTTTGCTCGAAGTCATCCGCTACGTCCGTCTTAGACGTGTCAGCTGGCTCTTCCTTCTTAGGCTCAGGGGCTTTCTGGGTCTCGGCGGCGTCGTCGTCGATCTCAGTTTCCGCCTCGTCTACCACTTCAGCATCTTTGGCTTTCGGCGGTTTCTCTTTGCGGGCTGTGAGCGTCTTCTCCAGTGCTTCAACTTCATCAAGCTGTGCTTGAACCTGTTTGGGTAGTGCCATTTGTCTCTCCTCAAAGCACCAACTCTGTTTTGCAGCGCCCTAAGTATGCTGCTCCCGTCATGGTGTGCTTCAGTTTCACTTCTGCGGTGCCGTGGCTGATGTTTCGATCAGCCAAAGCAGGTCTTCAATCATCTCAGCTCGGCCTTGCAAGCGGTGGATCAGCCCCATGTCGCCCGCGTGGACCAGCTTCGTTTTTACCTGATCGGATACCCGACCAAGCAACCCAACCACTGCTTCGTTGCCCGGCTCTTTGAGCCTTCGCAGGGCTTGTCGCTCCTGATGTGTGACAGTGCTTAGGTCTATCATGTCGTCAAACTACTCTTCATGTGTTTACGTGTCAACAGATGTGCTCGTTAACGTCCATTCGGGCGAGGGCTTACTGTGTTGCTCTCCCGGCCACCCATCGGGGTGCCGTCCTCCTGTAGGTTAGCGCCTTGTTCGATGGCCTGCTGCTGCATCATTTGCTGCTGCATCATTTGCTGCTCCTGCTGCTTGACCATCTGGTCGTGCGTTGGAACCAGTTTGTCGACGTTGGTGTTCAGGTTGCTGGCCATGTCGCGCATCAACTCAGCTGTGCCGGGCAGGCCGACAATCTGCTGCGCAATCGGACTTTCAAGCACAAGGCGCAGGAACTCGTTCTTCCGTACGGCTTCGGCTTCCTTGACCACAAGGGACATCGCGCCACGCGCAACGATCTCGACGTCGCCAACCAGATCGGGGTCTTGGCTGTAGCGGAGGTTCCGGTGATACTGACGTTCCAGCATGGGGGTCAGCACATCATGGTCGATGTTCCCGATCACCTGTTTGATGCTCTTGCCTGCGTTTGAGATCAACATAGACAGACCGGAGGACGTCCGACCCGCGCCGGGCACGTGCTCACCTGTCATGTAACGGGGGATTCCGGATACCTCATCGGCGATGGCCATGAAGCGGTCAAACACTGCCATAAGCTCCTGCGCGTTTGAGTTCGGCTGGAAAAATGTGATCGGCGGCGACGTATCGTTGTAGTCTGACTGCCGGAACTGCCAGATTTTCCAAGGCTCCAACTGAGAAACGTCTTCTCCGTTTGGCAGACGGCTGATGTTGATCCCCACCTGCGGCCCGGAGGAGATGCCCATGTTGTTCGCCAAGGCCCGCGCAGCGGCGTTACACATGTTCTGCGCGTCCATGCAGAGGTCCGCCACACCGTTCCCGTCGATCCGGCCCGGCACTTTCTCAAATGAGGTTGCGTAGTAGGGCTTGCGGGCGAGGGGGTCGTAGTTCAGCACGGCCTTGATGACGACGTTGTTCACCATCCACACTTCACAGGGGTAGGATTTCTGCGGGTCTTCAATGTCGGCCTCTTCCATGCCCCAGTCGATAAGCATCTTGCCGGGTATGGAGTCCCACAGCTGGAGCGCCGCAATAACGTCGTCGTGGGCGTCGTCGAAGTCCTTGCCTGTCGTGGTCTGGAGTTCTGTATCGTCGTGGTCCAGCCAGTCAAATGACCCGGTACCAAAATCCGCGAGCAGCGTGCGTACCGCCTCTTGGTCGTACCCGTCGACGCCGATCATACCCTCAAGGTCTTCCCGCGTCAGGTGGTGCATCTCAATGACCGGCATAGAGTGGATGTCGTCGCCCCATGGTGCCCAGTATAGCTTGAACGGGTCAACCCGCTCCCACTCATCGCGCAGGACATCCACGGGGACCAGCCCGCCTTGGGCGTACTGTAGCTTCTTCCGCTTGCGTGGTGTCGGGCCTTTGAGGACCGCGTAGGGGAACGTCGCGAGGTCGTTCGTGAACTCGTACATGGCTTTGATGAACCCACCCTCGGCCATCTGGTCTTCCATCTTCTTCTCCATCCGGTCGACGCGCTTCTCCGCCTCTTCCTTCATGGCTCGCTTGGCGGTGTCTTTCATGTCCCGCGCCAGCTGCTTCAGCTCTTCCGGGGTCGCCGGGGGGTTCCCCGCCGCGTAATACTGCATCAGGTTCTGCTGCATAATGTTCTGGAGGTGCTGCTGCACTTCCGGGGGGACGTCGGGCAGGGGGGTCGCGCCCAGTGCCCAAGGCTTGTCAGTTCCTGTACCCAGCAGGGTGTCGCGCAGCCATGCGGTTGTCGTACGACATTTCGAAGACACGATGCCCATGAAAATCTCTGAGCCGCCCATGGCTTTGATCGCGGCCAGCTTCTCAGGCTCGTACTGCATGGACCGGGCACGCTGGCATTTCAGCAGCCGAGGTTCGATCTCCAGACGTTTGTGGTCCCGCATAATTTCCCAGCGGGCGCGGACATGCGCCGCCAGCCCACGGATCATAATACTGTTCTGCTTTTCAGCAGACGCTCTTCGCGCCGCGTCCTCAAGGTCTGAGGCACGGGCTACGGGGATAAGCGCGGAACCTATGTCCATGGCAAAATCTCTTATATGACGTCAACAACCACAATAGAGTTTATCTGCTTACACGTCAACGCATCAGGTCCAGCGGGCGGCTTGCGCTTTTTCGAGCGAAGGTTTCCAGTCGTACCCCTCGGCTATACGCTTCTCCATGTGGTACCGGGCGTGGGCGGAAATTGACACACACTCCAAATTGCTGACGTCGTTGTTCAGGTTATCGTGATCCTTGTGGTGGATTACAAAACCCTCGGGCGTGGGCTTCCGGTGGTGCTTCTCCCACTTGTACTTGTGCAGGGATATGGAGGTTTTGTCAGGCTTCTTGTGCCAGAGGTACCCTGTGCGTGGGTCTGCGGCGAACCACAGCCCGTCGAACTCAACGCCCTCCTGTACACGGCTCCCGATGCGGTAGCAGGGTTTAGAGCAGTATTTACCCTTGCCTTGGTTTAGCTTCCACTGTGGGATTTCAAACTCCGAGCCGCAACACTCGCACTCTTTGGCCGCCCAGTTACGTTTCGGGTGGGGGTTTTTCCACTTTCCCATGTCTTTCTCCTTGACTGTGCTTACGTGTAAGCATAACCTAGTTTCTAGGAGGTCGCGGGTCAAGGGTGAGTTTATGTCCAGCCTGCGGATGACACCTTAACAACCTTGCGGGAAGTCTCTCCAACAGTTCCGCCGAACGTCTCTCCACCATCAGCGTGCAAGCACAGGTACTGGAA